CGAGGTGAGCCAGTCACGATACGGCTTGATCTTGGTCGACGAGAAGGAGATCACGGCGAAGCCCTCGACCTCGGTGCCCTCGGCGTTGCAGATCAGGCCGTAGACGTAGTACGTCTCGATCAGCTCGTTCGGCCCGTTCTTGAAGCTGATGCGCTTGCCGTCGCTCCCCTTGGGAGGGATGCGGGAGCCACCATTGGCCTTGATCACACCCTGGACCAGTTCGCCGGCCGGATCGTGAAGCCCAACAAAACCGCCGCCACGGACACGCGGAACCCACTCGACCCATGCTTCCTGCTTGTGACAGGGGATGAAGCAGAAGCCCTTGTCGGCCTTGATCAGCTCGCCGGTGACCGTATTCAGCATGTCGCCGACCTTGGCACCGGGGATCTGTTCCTCTTCGATCTCAGGCGAGTTCGACTGGAGAACGTTGATGAACGGAATGGACAGGTCGGAGGATTTCGTATCCTCAAAGCCAGTGCCAGCATCTTCACCGTAGTCGTACGACCCGACAACGGTATTCTTCTCTTCGACTTCTGCAACTTCAGTTTTTGCCATCTCTTGGCTCCTTGCTCTGTTGATGCGGCTGTAACCCCGCCGCTCCGGGAAATCGTAGGCGCTGACTTCTCTCAACTAAGGGGTCCAACCCCTATTGCGTCCAGGACATTCATAGAGCCAGCTTCCCTGGAAAACTTCGGCTGATCAGGCCTCCGTGCCTATCTCTTGATCTTGGTCGTGCGCTGGTGGTAGACGCCGAAGAGCTCAAGCGGGACGTCTGCCCCTTGGCCGAGCTTCTCCTTGACGAAGGCGTCCATGGTCTGCCAAGGAACGTTGCGCTCCTCCTTGTAGATCACGGCGCTGTCGATCTCGGCCAGCTTGCCCTTGATCTCGTCGGAGAGGGCTTCCTGGTCCTTGCCGATGTCGATGTTGATGCGGCGCTTGATGATCGAACCGAAGCCCTGCTTCTCGATCCAGTCAAAGGCCCGCTCCTTACGTTCACCGCTGACGCTGGTGCGGATCTTCTCATTCAGCGTGATGGACCGGCCGTCCGGCAGAGAGATCTTGCCTTCCATGCCGTCGAGGAGCTTGGGAATCTCGTGTTCACTGATGCGTTTGAGGTTCGCTTTGGCCTCGTCCATCAGTGCGTTGAGGCGGTCAACCTCTGCTTCTGCGGCTTCCTGCTCATCAGCAAGAGCCATAAGCGACTTCATCAGGTTGTCGCCCGCAATGGGCGACTCTTCCTTGAAGTCAGAATAGTCGGGAATGTCTGGGGAAGTCATGGTCATCTCCTGTTCCAATTGAACGAGGAAACGGGCCTCTTCGTAACGGCTAGGCCAGCCGGTTCGTTGATTCATGCTCGCTTCTCCGTTCACTTGGCCTCCGGTGGGCTCTGACCCCGACTCATGGATGAGTCCGTGAGTGGCGCTTTATGAGCGGCGCGACAGCGACCCTATGGCATAGCCGCCGCCGCGCCGTTACCCATAAGCCGGGGTAAAGGCACCCTAGCCGCCACAGGGGCGGCAGACAAGCGTTTTGTTTCTCAAATCCAACTTTTCATTTCGTCGCGCAGCAGCTGAGAACTGATCACACGTTTCTCACGGAGATTGGTGATGATGTTCTCATCGATATGGCCGTTGGAACAGCAGATGTCGATGTAGTTGACGGGGTGCTCGTCCATGCCTGCCCGGTGAGCGCGGTCCTCTGACTGGAGCCTGTCGATCAGCTTGAAGCTGTTCGAATAGTAGACCATATTCTTGGCCTGTGTCAGCGTGAGGCCGGGTCCTCCCTTCTGGGCTGTCCCGACGAACCAGTCTGCATCGCCGGCCTGAAACGCCAGCTTGGATCGCTCAGCCTCATCGTCAGTGAGCAAGCCATCATAGCGAACGGCCTTCTTGCCCAGGAGGTCCATCAGCTGGTCGACGTCCTGTCGGAACCGAGCCCAAACGATGGTCGGCTGGTAGACCTCGTCGCGGATTTCTTCCATGGCATTGAGGCGGGGGTTCTTATCGCCCAAGGTGCGATAGGTGGCGGAGTCGGGGTCTTCGAGGTCCACGACCGGGATGTAGTTGCAGAGGATCTGCTGGAAGCGGAGAAGACGAACAATCGGAAGCTCACCGTCAAGAATAGTGCCGTCGTCGAACTCCACCATGTATTCGTTAGCAAGCTGGTCGTAGACCGCCTTCTGCTCCTTGGTCATCTCGAAGTAGCGCTTGGAGTAGAGCTTGGGAGGCAGGTCCAGCACGTCGTCCTTGAGCACCCGGTCGGTGATCTCCGTGATCCACTGCTCGAGCTTGTCGAGGTTCTTGTAGCGAATAAGCTGATCGAAGCCTGGATCGTAGCCGAGCTCCCGCTGACATTCTTCACGAGTCAGCCACTCGCCGAAGTATTTCCGGAACTCCAGCGCACCACCGATCCCCTTGCGCTTCCAGAAGTTCTCGTCAAGGAAACGGATCTGTGCATAGATGTCAAACGGGCCGACAGCGATCGGAGTGCCGGTGAGGATGCGACGGTGCGTCGCATACTTGCCAGAGGCGATGATACTCTTGGTCCGCTTCGCACCGGGCGACTTGATGTTGTGCGCTTCATCGAGAACATAGAGGCAGCGGCGGTGGCGAAGGAACTTCCAGACGAAGTTCTTGCCGTCCTTGGTCATGAAAGCGTTGTAGCTGATCAGACAGACAGCGAGGCCGTCATGCTTCACCAGCCGCTCCATGAGCGCCTTGTGATTCTTCGTATGTTTCTTGGCGGTTTGGAAGACCTCCACCATAGCGTCCAGCGCGACATCAGCTGGCATGTGCTTGGGAATCTCATCGCTTCGCCAGTTGCGCTCGACGCCGGGAGGGGCAACGACCAGCAGGCCGTCGATCTCGTTGTTCAGGTAAAGAAGGGAAGCAGTGTCGATGATCGGCTTGGTCTTGGCCGTTCCCTGCTCCCAGAGCAGGCCGTAGGCTGTGTCGCGCCAATGCTTCTCGAGGTGATCCTTCTGGTGATCAAAGGGATCGATTGAATGCTCATAGTTGTCGGGAGTTATAGCGTTCATTTACCGGCTTTCATGTCGAGATGGTCGAGGTAGCGGAGGAGGGCGTTCTTCATCGTTCGGGCCTCCAGATGGTTGTCTGCCACCATGATCACTTCCCCATCGACACGGATCGGATAGCGACCGTTCGCTGTGTGGGAGATCTTCACGCGATGGTGGGTCTTTCTGTTCTCTTGAACTCGCCGTCGCTCGGCTTCACTTACTTTGATGGGCATGGCAGCTTCCTAGATGGTCACGGAGGCAGTATAACCCAAGTGGGGCGCGAGAACAAGCGTCTTAAACTGCAAGTAGAGTCAAAACGGTCTAAGTAGAGCCAGCCGAAGCCAAGCCGGGTTGCCTTAACCTTTTGTTTTTATTATATAATAAGAGTAATAACACTACATACTCCACTTACTCTACCGGTTTTGCTGCCTCGCTACGCTCCACGGTTTGCGCCCACCTTGGGCCGGTTTACCGTGCAACTTGGGCTGTGGTGCCAGTAAAGTCAGGGAACCGTCCGGTCTAAAACCGTTTTAAAACAAAGGCTTAATGAGGTACGCTTGAACCTTGCTGACTCTACTTACGGTCTAAGTAAAGCCAGCAAGGACCAGTCATCAGAAAATGCCTTTGGCGGCTTTCGTGATGCCAGCGCGCAGGGTGCCGAGGCCGAGAGCGTTCAGCACGTAGACGAGCCAGTCGTCAGTCGGTTCGAAACCGGGGATGTCGAAGCCGAGCAGCTTCTCGGCACCGATGCAGAGCAGATAGATCGCAACGATGATATAGGTCTTGTAACCAGAGAGCGGGGTCATGATGCCTCCTTAGGCGAAGTTGGATTCGGCAGATGCCGTGGAGTGATAGCGCGGAAGCGCCAGTTTCGGCCCAGAATAGGTGGAGGGCCAGCGAATGGAATCGTGATCGAAGCGGGACTTGAGGATCGGAGCGATGCTGACCCGATTGGACTGGTTCCCACCGAGCGAGTAGTAGCGATGTTCGTCCTCTCCGACGAGGAACCCGGCGTGACCACCACCATTGCGACTGATAGCGAAGGGCGCGCCGAGACAAGGAAGGCTCTCGATCCCGAAGAGCTTCCAGTTCAAGGCCCAGTAGGGATTCTGCCCAAGAGCGCCGGGGAACGGCTCATTCGGCAGGGCCAGCTTGATGCAGGTCTCCACGAAGTCTCCGCACCACGGGAAGACGGCCGGATCGCCGAGATGCTTGCCGTCACTGGACATGAACTCGCGGAGTTCGCTGTTGTCGTAGACCTCGTGCATCCCCAGATACTTGCGGCCCTCGTCGATCCACGGCGGATTCTCAGAGAAGATCATACTGCCAGAGGCCGGGTCTTTCATGAGCTCGCGCATGGTGAGCTCACCGACGAATGGCCGCTGACGATAGCCGATCGAACGCTTGAAGGCAATGATCGCAGACGAGGTGCGAGGGCCATAGATTCCATCGATCGGACCGGGGTCGAAGCCGTGAACGACGAGCCGCTCCTGGATGGTGCGGACCTCCTTGGGCGTGAGTGCGCTGTTGTCTTTTGCAGTGAAAGGCATGGTCATTTCCTCGGATTATAAGACGGCGAGCAGAAAGGACCGAAAGGCCGTCGGCGATTGTTCATGTCGGTCATCATGTATTCGACGCAGGTCCGATGCTCGGTTGTCGGCTGGACACAGCCTCCGGTGAAGTCTAGAAAGCTCATCCTGATTTCACCGGTCGTCTCAGGACGATAGGTCCAGTCCCCCGAACCATAGCAGTAGGACCTCCAGGAATCCCCGAACCGCAATTGAACATAGGAGGTCCACTCCCCACGCATCATTCGCTTGATGACACGGCTGTAGACCACATCCTCACCCTCGATACTCAAATCAACGTTGATCCACGGCCTCTGGGAAGGTCGGTCGTCCCACACCTCTGCGAGCGGTTTGACAGAGAGGATTGCAGCCCAGGAGATGAGCAACATAATCCCGAAAATCTTGTCGCTCACATATGGCTTAGTCATTTCTTCCTCCCTAAAACAATTGCAACCCATTCAGCGAGTTGCGCACCAGTAAGATGAGCGAGATTCTTCGCAATTGCATAGCCAGTCATCGCCAGAAGTCCAGCGACAGCATTGCCATAGATTGCGGGATCACGTCCCAGAATATCGAGCAGCGGGTGAGTGAGGAATATCGCACAGAAACAACCGGTGACGACACGGACGAGGGCCATTTTCAAGGTGTGATCCTCACTGGTTAGGATAGAGACGATGATGCCTCCCATGACAGCACCGATCATCCATACGTTGTCTAGCACCCAATCGATTAGAAATTTCAAGTTAGCCCCCGTGGTGCCGTTGGTTAGCTGTCAAACACGTTTGCAGGCGCTCTGAGCGGGCCGCTGGTGCTATACTGGTGCCTTACAGGTACAACCCCGCCCGGTAGCGTAAGGTTGCACTGTAAGGGCGTCTGAGGGGTCGCACCTTGGCGGGTCAAGGTACTTCGAAGCCCCAGAAGTAGTTCGTGCTCGCTTCGACGTATCCGTCATTCGTTGCGAAGAAGGCTTGAAGCTCCACTGTATCGTTTGCAGCGAGCTTAAGAAGTGCAGTCGTTTGAACCGATGCCTCCCCATCGGTCATATCTGCGGTGTACTTCTGAATGGTGCGACCGACCGGAGCCGCCCCGTTGATGCTGATCCCGACAGCCATATAGGTCGGAGCAGTCCCGTTCAGCTTATGGGTGATCCCACCGCCGAAGTTGTAGTATCCAGCATGGGGAGCAGTGAACACGCCGGTCGTGACAGCAGACCAATCGTTGTGGATCATGTTGTTGATGTCAACTTTGAACCACACGTCAGCAGCGTTGTATTGATCGTAATTGCAGTTCCCCTCGAACTTCGGGTTCTGTGGCAATTCGACTGCACCTGTCTCCTCATGGGCGATGAGGGCCGTGGCCCCACTGGTTCCGACCTTGATTGTGAAGTTATTATCACCAAGGAGGCCCATCAGAGCGTATGTCGTGAAACCCTGCTGGAAAGTGAATCTCGCGTCGTCACCCACTCCGTTCTTGTTGAACACCTGAGAAATGCTGTCGGGCGAATTGAAGAGGACGTTCTGCCCATAGAAGGTGAACTGGTTCGAAGCATCGGCTGAGGCATTGAGGCCCAAGCCGAACTCATTCAGTTCAAAGACGCTGGAACCGTATGTCACTGTGAAGTCGGCCGTGATCGTGGTGCCACCGACAGGCATGAAAGTCCCGCTGAGGAAGTTCCCGATGGACTGCCATGTCCCCTGATAGAGCAGATACTCACCGGCAGCGATATCGAAAGCCTGCCAACCATCCTGAGGCGTGAAGAACTGCCAAGCGGTGCCGATGAAGATCGCCACTCGGCCAGCCAGCCCAGACCAGATGCCAGTCGGTGCGGGACCGATGATGTACCGGTCGCCTTCACTTGGGCTTGCCGGGGGAATGTTGATCGTGCGGCTCAGAACGGACAGCTGGATCAGGCCATCCAGATAGTTGAACGCGGTGTTCACCGTGAGATACTTCTGGTTCTGAGAAGCACCAAGTTCAGGGAGATTGAGGTTCGCTGTTGCCATTAGAACGGACTCTGCTCGGTCACTGGTCGCCCTCTACCAACAGAGAGTGACATTTGATAGATTCGCGCCTTGAAGTTGGCAGGCGCTCCAACGAAGGTGTACTGAGGAGACGTGACCTCTACGGTATCAATTAGCACGTCACCGGACGTAAGTAAATCAATTTCATAGCGCTCCTCATCCTCGTTAAGAGGAACCGTGGCGAGATCGAAGTCACCACCGCCATATCTGGTCTGGCGTTTCCAGGTGATCCGAGTGTCATTCATCGTGATGCGCTGGAACTGAACGTCGGCCACGGGATAGGGAAGCTCGGCGACCGGCAGGCCCTCGTGGACGGTGTTCTTGTAGTAAGAGCTCGCAGGGCCGTAGGTGTTCGGCCCATAGCGCCATTCAGTGACATCCAGCTTTCTCTCGGAGGGCAGCGGCAGAACACTGATCGTCTCCTCGTCCAGGAACACCACAGGGGCACCGATAGCGATCTCGTCATCCATGATCGGCCAAGTGCCAAGCTGACCCCGGAAGAGGCGAGTCAACTCGTAGACGTTGCCTCCAGTCCCTTGGGCTTCGATGTACTTGATGATCTCCCACTGACCGCTGCTCGTCTGAACAGCGATCGCGTTTGCCCCATTGCGAACCTCGGTCTCAGAAAGACTGACAGGGGCCTCACTGGTGGCGAACATTTCGACGGTGAGCACATTACCCTCGTCAAGGATCTCATGAGGTCCCCGAGGGAGGACCTGCGTCAGAACACCAGTTCCAGCGGGTTCTGTGATCTGAAGCGTCTCAACCAGAGTGTCCCCTCCGTCCAGCACCTCATAGAAGACCACAGATTCTGGGAACGGATCTTGAGTGGCAACCACACGAGGAGCCCAAGGGCGAGGCTCATCACCTGTCACGAGAGGCAGGTCCATGAAGTATGCAGTGGTGCGACCCATCGTGGTCACAGTCTGGGTGGAGTTGGTCTCATAGGCTGGTGCGACAGCGTCATAGATCGTGGTATCGATCTTATCGGCATTCATTTCCAAGTCTTCGCCCTTGGTCGTACCAGTGAGGCGAAACTTGTTCTCGTTGCCATTAATCGTGATCTCTACCCCGTCTCCGGGATCCAGGTAGACGTAACTCGGCGGCAGGAAGTAGGTGATACTCTCACGAGCAGCCCATGTTTCCTGAATGATCGTCTCAGCCAGAACTTTCGCTTCTGCAACCGTAAATACGATTGGATACCGGGTTTCCACTGTAGTCTTGCTGATGGTGTTCTGACGACTACCTGTTGCGGTGCCGACCTGATACTCGTCTGCTTCATTGATGAACGAAACAGAAGCGGTCGCGGGGAGCTCGACTTCTTGACGACGGGTGATCTCATATCCAGACGGCATCTGGTCTTTTGCCACGAAATCTTCAGGTGACAGTTCTTCAAACTCCACCAGTTCGCGGAGCTTGAACTTGATCTTACCTTGACTCTCGAAAGAGTCGAACATGAAAGCATTGCTTAGAGGATCAATGGCGCTCCTGGGAGACATCTGAGAGTCAACCACATAGCCGCTAACGATACCGCCACGCGATTCCAGTTCAGAGACATCAATGTCGTCTTCAGTGAGACCGACCCAAGAGCAGATCTCCTTGACCACTTTCGCGACCGAGCTAGCACCGACTCGTCCATTGAGCCAGTGCCCAAGACGCCAGTTCTCACCATCCGACCAGATGTCTTGACGGAAGGGAAACACAGGGTAGGGACGAGCGTCCCATGTCCATGCGCACATCTCGTTTGGAACCAGCATAGTCACCCCGCCCAAGGAGGGCGAATTGTCACGCCAATACTCGATCATCGCCTTGTAGTACAGACGTTGAATCTTGTCGTCACGATTGCCGTTGGAGAAGTACGGCAGGAAACTCTCCGAGGACTTCGGGTCAACGAAGACGTTCGGCTGGTTGGTGGTCTTATCGGCACAGGCGCAACCAAACTCAGAGAAGCGGATTCGCTTCAGACCGGGGGTCCAGCCGGTGGGAGTGCTGTTCTCCACGTTCGCGACACGCTCGTAGTGCAGATTGGTCCACCAGTTGCTGATGTCTTTCGTGCGGAAGACCCAGTCCTTACCGTAGGTCCCGTCGAAGATGTCAGTGCGAATCTGCGCTTCACGGTCAGCTTGGCTGGCGTAGAAATAGTCGTAGTATTCACCACCCTCGACCTGACCTTTGAGATATGCCAGATCGTAGATGGTCACAGCCTTGGGCCGACCATAGACATCGACACCGGTCCCGTAGTCGTCATGATCAGTTCCGTCTCTCCAATCACTGATCGGGAGGTAGTTGTCAATCGCAATGTGACCGCAGTTCGGGTTCGACCAGATTGTGTCCAACGGGAAGTTCAGATCACCAGTGCCGTCTTGGTGAGAATGATACTCACTCCAGTCGGCAGCATAACTAACCTCGGTATCGGTGAGGCCATAGCTGTCGAAGAGGGCTCGCACCTCATCAATCAGTGTGTTTAGATGAGCCGTTCCAACATAGACACCATTCTCGTCACGAACCCTGTTGATGCCGACCAGTTCGGTGCCAACGTAGAAGGTCTTGAGGTTCTGTGGATTTTGTGACTCAGAAGCAGCCAAAGCGCAGAGGAGAGCGTAATGGAGAACCATTCGCCGATAACCGAAATCTACAGCAAGGCCGGTGTAGATAGGAAGAGGAATCCCATCGACTACCGTAACAGTGAAATCACTGAGCGTCACGTTGCCGAAGAAAGCATCCATCTCGTCGGCGGCATCAGAGGTCTGGTCAACCGAAGGGGTGGAAGTATACATGCGACCGCGCCACGGGAAGGCTGGCTGGGACGATCCGACCCCATCGATGTTGGGAAGACTGTTATTCGGCGGAATGTCCATGAGAATGAACGGGTAGAAATGGACCCCCATGTCTTCGACATCCATCGTGTGCTGGATGCACTCCGCCACGGACCAGTCAGTCGGTGTGCCACCAAAGTAGGGATTTCCATCAGGGTCATAGGAGACCCGCTGAGCGGTAGCCCGAGTGACACCACTAACATCCCAAGTGTCTTCGTCCTGATTGCCTTTTACTCCGTAGAGACCGCCGATCAGAATTTGACCGAAAGCGGAATCACCAAGGGAGGGGTAGAACTCCACCTTGGGCAGTACCCTACAAGAACCGAGCCGGAGATCAGTACCGAACCACGAAATAACAAGGTTGAGGCTGTCAGTGTTTGGGAGCCCAGCACGAAGCTGCTCCATGGAAATTACGAAGTCACTCTTCTCCGAATTCAGGTTGGTGTTGGAGAACACGACCTCACCACCAGACTCGCGGAAGGCTGGAGTTACGCCATATGCCTGCTCACCAGTAGACGGGATCAGGTTGACGCTCTCGATCAGCGTTTCCATGGTCCCTTCCTCGAGCAGAGGAACATTCAGTTCAGCAGTGATCTGAGGAATGCGATTGCCATACTTCGCGAGAGCGAGGTCTTCGAACACGACGTAGGCGGTCCCTCGATAGGCAGAGACTTCCGACGAACCCTCAATCGACTGGATGAGGGGATCAGGCTCTTGGGTCTCAGATCCATCGTAGAACCTGAAGGTCACATCGCTGGTGTCCATGAGCTCACCATCAGCCCACATACGCCCGAGGGAGACGCCCTCTCTACCCTCGCAGAAGGCCACAGCGAAGTTGATGAAGTAGGTGTAGGTCGTGATCGTGGTCGAGCTTCCACCTCCACCCTTACCACCAGACTCCTTCTTCTTGTTCTTCTTTTCACGAAAGTGAGTCACCCAGATGATGTTCCCACCTGTTCGCGCTTTGCCGAATAGCCTCTTGATGGGGGTCCCCTCTGTAGACACAGAGAGGTTCATATTCTCAAGGCGGGGACCTTCCTGTTCGAAGTTCTGTGCGAACAGGCGGTTGTCAATGAAACTCCCGACCACACCAGCCGCCAGACTTGCTGCGAATAGTGAAAAGCCGGTCAGGCTCGATGCAGCGACGGCTGAAGTGAGGAGCAGAGTTGCCATTATCTAAACCTGAATTTCCCTGCCATCTTTGACGACCAGAATCTGGTATACGGTTCTTCACGCACCTCGTGGCGACTGTAGGCGTGAATGATCGTTCCGTTTCCTGTGTAGACAGCGACGTGTTTGATTGCGACAGACGGGCGCATACGGAAGATAAGAACGTCCGCTTGCTCCAGGCAGCTTACCCCGTCCATGTGTCTCTTGGCAATAGCAAGAAACGGGTCGTCCCGCCGGTGCTCACCCCATGTCGGGCTGTATGGCGGGACCCACTCAGGGTCCGACCCTGTGTAGTACTCCCGCCAGCAACCGGTCAGAAGTCCGAGGCAGTCGCAACCTACGCCCTTCTTACTCATCTGATGCCGGTAGGGTGTCCCGATCCAGCTACGGGCAATCTCATTCAGGCGTTCATTCATTTGTAGATACTCTGGCCTTTCTGAGAGCCGTCCTTCTTGGCGCTCCTTGTGAGGGTGTCGCTTCCAGGGATATAGTTGAACCCCCGGAAGTTCCTGATGTTTGAGAACTTCGAGGCGCAGGTGCTCGCATACTTGTTGCATCCTTGGCGAATAGAGAATGTATCACCATCAGCAATAGGGAACGGGGTTTTCTCCCAGAGGGCGACCCGGCCAGTCGTATGGTTCTTGACCTCAAAGCTCTTGCCACTGTTCTGACCAGAGGTGAAGGTAAGCAGACCAAACGTATAGACATCGTTCTCATCGTCAGAGACACCAGTCGTTGTCAGCACCCGGTCGCCTGTCGAGGATACCACCGATCCCCCTGAGGTGGCGTTCTCTACGTTGTAACCACAGCGCTCATCCCCGAACACCGCATCGCAGGTCTTGGAGTAGAGCCGACCGGTCTGCTGCTGCATCTTCTGGGCTTTGGACCTGATCTCAGTTGTGAAGCCAAACTCGGTACGACGAATCTCACCGAGGGTTCCGGAACTGAGCAGGGTCCTCTGACTAACGTCTTCGAAGTTCACCCAATACAGATCAACAGTCGCCCCGTCAAAGTCACCTCGGGCCAAAGCTTCTTCAGTGATAGCGTCAGACCGAAAGATGCCCTCCACTTCCAGGTTGTCGACTGCAAGCCCAAGAGAGGCGTCCACCTTGGAGGCAGTGAAGCCGGAGGTCGGCTCGTAGGTCAGATCATCGAAGGTCAGAGGAATGTCGCACTCAGTGAAGCCAAGAACAGCCGTGGTGTCACCATCGAGGCTGGGATCGGCTGTCATGTTGAGGGTGTCGTACCGCGCCTGACGATTGACAAAGTCACTGCCCTTGTTGTCGAGAATGATCATCAGACGCAGGATGATATGGTTCGGATCACTGTGGGTGAAGGTGTGATTGTGAGTGTAGGTGCTCGGTGTCCCGAAGTCCAGATCGATGCTGGATACGGTGGTCCAGTCATCAACACGAAGACCGCCGAGGGTCGCGCCGTCAAGATCGGCCTGTGTATAGACACGAAGATAGCTCTGCGCGTCCACGACAGTTCCGACGTTCGCTGTGTTCGTCTGGAGAAAGCTGAAATCGAAAACAGTGCCGAGTGGAACTTCAGATAGATCGATATCAAAGCTGGCGCAGTATCCTTCAGAGTTGTCCTGAAGGTTGAGAAGATATGGATCAAGAACGATGTCGTTCTCGAAATCGGGATTTGCAAAGAGGCTCTGGATCTTCCACCCCTCGCCGGGGGTCACACCTCCGGAATAATTCGGGGCCGGGTTTCCAGCCACGTTGAGGGGATGAAGGAGAGCTCCAGAGAAGTCAGGAGGGAAGAAGGCCGCTGCCACAACATCGCGAGTGAGCTTCCAGCAGTGAACCATCGTCGTGGTTCCACTGTTGAGGTGATCCTGAAGTGCTGTCGAGATATCCTTGGTCATATGCGAATCTCTTTGATGTTGATGTCAGGAACGCTGCCGGAACTAAAGAGCTCCACGTTTACCATGATCTCATCTTGGTCGAAACGACACGGGACATCGAAC